CCCTCGACGGTGCCGAAGTCCGGCACGGCGAGCTGCCATTCAACGATCTCGCCGGCGAAGAAGCACTGGCGCATCAGCGCATCCGACTGCGCATCCTTGAATATGCCCGAGCCGCTCACCGCCGCGCGCTGCACCCCGCTGCCCGCCAGGAGCTCGCGCCAGCGCCCGGCGGAATCCGCATCGGTGATGTCCACCGTCTCGCTGTTGAAGGCGATGCGCTTCGACCTCAGCCCGGCAACCGTCACGAAGCTGCCGGCATCGTCGATCTTCAGAAGAAGGTCCTTGCCCTTCTGTGCGACCATTGTTCGGTCTCCTCTGTTTTAGTGGAGTAAGGGAATAGGGGAGCGAGAAGCAGGAAACGGTCCGCGCCAACGGCGAGTACGAAGAGCAAGGCAGCCATCAAGCAGTAGGCATGAGGGGCAACCCCAACTCCCCTACTGCCCTACTGCCCTGCCTCCTCCACCACCGCCCTGAACCGCAGCAAGCCATGATGCGCCTCATTGCGGTCGTCATACCTCGCCTCGGAGAATTCGAGCCTGAGGTTGACCAGCCTGTGCCCCTCGAGTTCGAGCGCCGCATCGTCCAGCGTCTGGCGCGCCAGTTCCATGATCTCCAGCACCTCCTTCTTGCCCCTGCCCTTCGACCAGGCGTGCAGGGTGAAGAGCTGCTCGGTGCCGCTCTCGGTCGCCGTGCTCCAGTCGTAGATGCTGGTGTGCCCGAAAGTGATGTATGGGAACGTGGCGTTCGCCGGCGCATGGTCGAAGATGCGCGTGCCGACGAGAGCGGCAAGCGCGGCGTTGCCACCCAGCGCCTCGAAGATCGCCCTCTGCAGTTCAGCGGCCGAACTCATCGCCAGCCTCCAGCGCGTAGCGCCGCGCTTCCTGCGCAAGCAGCGTCAGCGCCGTTTCGTTGCGCTCCGCGGCCCGCTGCTCGGCCAAATCATGGGCGTCGCCGATTTCATGCGCCCTCATCCGCAACGCGCGGACCATCCCGTCGAGCGTCAGTTGCATCGCGATCTTCACAAGCCAATCTCCCTCGCGCGGCAGACCAGATAACGGCCGGTGTCGTCCGGGTCGTGCACCGTCACTATGTCGAAATTTCTGCCCTGCCTGGCGAAGCGCATGCCGGCGGCGACGCCATTCCGCCATCGCAGCGTGATGCGGTGCGTCACCGTCTCCACCGTCTGGTCCGGACCGAAGCGGCTCGTCGCCGAGACCGGTTCGATCCTGGCGAACACCGTCGCGACCTCCGTCCAGTCCTGCGTATGGCCGCCCAGCCCATCCGGCACCGGTGTCGCCGCCTGCAGCGAAAGCTCGGCACGCAGCGATCCCGGATCGAGGAACAGCGTCCGCATCACAGCCTCCGCGAGCGATGGGAAGCGACGATGCGGTCATAGGCGGCGGGGTAGGAGACCGGCTGCTCGGCCGGCGAGAAATGAGCGCGGAATTCATACCAGTGTCCCACAAGCAGCAGGATCGCCCGCTTCAGGAGGTCGGGCACGTCGGTCCCTGCCTCGCCATAGCCGGCGGAAAAATCGATCTCGATGCCGTTGAAGATGCGCAGCGGCTCCGGCCGCTTCTCGAAATGCAGCCTCGCCGGCCTGGAGAGAATGTCGAGCTGGTAGTCGGCCGGGTCGACCAGCGAGCCCTCGCCCTCCGTGCCGAAGGCCGTCACCGACAGCACCTCGCGCACCGGATGCACTGTCAGCAGCGCACAGCCCTGGCTCGGCCAGGCGTCGAGCGCCAGCCGCCAGCTCTGCTCGATCAGCGCAATGCCGGTCGCCCGCTCCAGATCCTCGCGCGCCGCGCGGATCAATCCCTGCATCAGCGTGTCCTCGCTGTCGCCGGCGATCCTCAGATGCGCCTTCGCATCGGCAAGCGTCACCGGCTCGGCCGCCGGTTCGACGGTTCGAAAAAGCGTCATGCATTCATCTTTTAGCTGGAGGAAAGAGCGGCCCCGGCCGCCCACACTCGGCCGGGACCGCGACGGCGGCATCGGAGCGGAATCCCGGTCCATCCGATGCCTGCCGATGCTATTTTGCGCCGGCATGGAGGAGGTCGTCCTTCTCCCCGTTTCACGGGGAGAAGATGCCGGCAGGCAGATGAGGGGCGGCGCCAACGGCGCAAAGCTGGCTCCGCCCCCCAACCGACCCGGCAGCGTTTCGCAAGCGAAACGCCGCCCGGCCACCTTCTCCCCGCAGGCGGGGAGAAGACCTTAGGTCGTGCCGTACTTCAGCAGCTTGATCGCATCGAAGTCCTGCACCCCGCCGCCGACGCGCTTGGTCGTGTAGAACAGCACGTAGGGCTTGGCGGAATACGGGTCGCGCAGCACGCGCACCCCGGTGCGATCGACCACCAGATAACCGCGCGAGAAATCGCCGAAGGCGATCGGCGTCGTGTTGGCGCCGGCATCCGGCATGTCTTCCACCTCGACCAGCGGGAAGCCCATCAAAGCCGCGCGCTGCCCAGCCGCGGCCGGCGGCTGCCACAGATAGTTGCCGTCGGCGTCCTTGAGCTTGCGCACCGCGGCTTGCGTCTTCCTGTTCATCACCCAGTTGGCATTCTGCCGATAGCCGGACTTCAGCGCATAGACCGTGTCGATCAGCACGTCGGAAGGATGGCTCGCCGGCAGCGCGCCGGATACGCCGGTCACGACATAGCCAATCTGGCCCCAGACCCAGCTCGCTTCGGCGACCTTGGTGTAGTCGAGAAAGCCCTTGGGCTTGTTGGTGCCGTCGCCGACGACGAAGGCGGCGCCCTCCTGCTCGGCGAAGGCAGCCTCCACCTCGCTCGAGATCCACTGGTCGAGGTCGACCACCGTGTCCTCCAGCAGCGAGGCCGTCGCCGCCGGCATGGCGTAGAGTTCCATCGTCGGGAACGACAGCTCGGCCAGCGTCGCCGTGTTGGTCTGCGGCCGCGACGCCGTCTCGGCTACCCAGCCTACCGCCGGCCCGGCCACCGAAAACGGCTTCTTCAGCACCGCCGCCGATACCTGCCGCACCGACGCGATCGAGCGGATCGGCGACAGCTCGGCAAGCCGCTTGCCGATCTCGGCCTCCGTCTCGTCGGGCACCAGGTAGCCGCCGTCCTGGCCGGAGCCGTAGGACATCGCCTTGGTATCGAGCGCCCGGATCAGCCGGTCGTCGCCGCTTCGCATATAGGCGTCGAAAGCCTGCTTGTGGTCGGACGGAAACGCCCGTCCGTCGCGGCCGAGCGTCGGCCTGATCTTCTTCAGCGTCAGGTTGTCGATGGCGCGCTTCTGCTCGTCCAGCGCCTTCGAGATGCGGTCGACCTTCTCGACCGTCAGCACGTCTGCGCCCTTGCTCTCCAGCTCCGCCAGGCGCCGGTCGTTGCTGTCCTTGAACGCCTCGAAGGTGGTCATGAACTCGTCGAACGCATCGGCGAGCTCGCCGCCCGCCGACTTCGCCTCCGGAGCGCGGGCAAGATTCTGTTCCGTCATCGTGTGATTTCCCATGTTCTTGTCTTGGATGTCATCATGCGTGTCGCCTCGCGGATCCTCGCCGTGAGGCTTGCTTCCGGCGCGGCGTCCCGCCCGCGCTGCAGGCTGGCGAAACCCCTGGCGATCACCGCCCGGGCCTCGCCTCGCGTCAGCCCCGCATCCCGCGTGAGCCAGCTTTCGAATTCGCGCACCGTCGGCAGCCGCCGGCGCCCTTTCACCGTGTCGATGCGCGCGTCGGGCAGCATCGGGAAGGTCACCACCGAAATCTCCCAGAGGTCGGCCTCCAGGATGCGGCGCACGCCGCTCTCGCGATCGTTCCTCGCCTTGACCGCGCGAAAGCCGATCGACAGTCCGTCGAGCGCGCCGCCGCGCATCAGGCTCAGCACCTCGCGCGCCCGCGCCACATCCTTCGCCAGCCGCCCGCGCACGAACAGCCCGCGCGCATCCTCGCGGATTTCGGTCCAAACGCCGATCGGCTCGGCCGGGTCGTGCTGGAAGAGCATGCGTATGCCCGCCGCCCCGCGCGCCTTCAGCGACGCCGCGAAAGCGCCCTTCTCCACCACGTCCTTGCCAAGATCGACGCGCCCGAACAGGCTCGCATAGCCCGAGAACACGCCATCCGGCTCCACCTCGTCGAGCGTCAGCCCGACGAACTTCCGCTCGCCAATCATGCTTATTCCTTGTTTGTTGAAGTCGCCGATTGCGTTCCGACCAGAGGGCCTGGCGCCCACGCCGCCCCCTCCACCACGTTTTGCGTGGTCTCTTCCCCTGAACGGGGGAGGATCCGCGGCGCTCTGGTTCCTCCCCTGCGAAGCGGGGGAGGGGGACCGCCGAAGGCGGTGGAGGGGGCGGTGCAGTCACTGCGATCGCCCCACCTGCGAGATGCGCGGCAGGACAGAGGGGGGCGCGCTACCTGCTGCCCCCTCCCCGCCGCCCCGCCTATTTCCGCTTCAGCATCCTCATCACCGCGCCCAGCACCCACCAGGCGCAGAGGCTCGCCGCCGCCGATCCCATCAGCATCGTCTCGGCCGGCCCGATCAGCTCGTCGACGCCGAGCTCGACCGCGATCTTCAGCCCGGCAGTGCCGCCGAACACCAGTCCACACACCACGCCGACAGCGAAGCGCACCGCCGCGTCGCGCCTGCCCTGCGGCAGGATATAGGCCAGCGACACGGCCGACCCCGCGACCGCGCCGGCGCCCTTCGCCGCCCAGAGCCAGGCGTCTTGGGTTACTTCGGACATAGTCTTTTCTTTCGAGGTAGAAAAACCTGAGGAAGAACTAAGCATTTCACACGCGATGGTTGCGAAAGCTGGCGTTTTGACTATTTTCGCAACATGAACGTCTACGACTTTGTGTCCCAAGATGAGATGGATGAGCTGCCTGAAGATCACCAGGCAGCTTTTTCTGCCTTCGTCAGAATCGCGCAGCGGCGATTGAAGGAGATTACGCGCTCCCTTTCGATCTCCGACGAGCAATCGAACTGGGATGAAATTCAAGAAGCTAGGTATAGCTACACAAACATCATTCTAGCCGCGGCCAGAAGGTTGAGCATTGAACCATTCGTCAGCATGGATGTGCCCCGTATCGAAGAATACAATCATGGTGGGTATCGTCAATTTACGGCAGACCTCGACCACTATCTGACACAGGTCGCGTTGGGTAACAGCTTGCGATCGCGAGCAACGTCAACGACTCTCCCTTTGGCTTCAAAGGACCGAATTCGCGCCCACCTACATCATCTTCGGGAAGCAATAAACGCGGCCAATTTGACTGACGCCAAGAAGGCATTGCTTCACAAGAGAATTGATGAGTTCGAAGTTGCCTTGGACAAGGGCCGTTTCAATCTACTTGCAAGCGCGCTGCTTACCGTTGAGATACTTGCTATTCCTGGCGCGCTTTGGGGTTTCCACGAAGTAGTCTCGAAACTGATCGGAAACATCAATCAAGTCGTCGCTGAAGCTAAAGCTATTGACGATGAGCAAAGGCAACTGCCAGCCACGCCTGCCCCCTACGCAATCGCTCCTCCGCGAGCGCCAGAACCCAGACGTGGTACGCGCGAACTGGACGACGAAATCCCGTTTTGAAGTCGGCTTGGCTTGAACCGCGCCTGTCGGTCTTTACGACGGCGAACCGCCATACCCCACCATCTCCCGCTTCTCGTCGTCGCTGAGGAAACTCGCTGCCCCGACCCGCGCCCAGAGCGAATCCCTCTCGGCCGTCAGCCCCTCGACGAGATCCGCGTCGTACCAGAGCTTCAGCCGCTCGCCGAAGGCCGGCGCCAGCCAGGCCGACAGCTCCTTCGCCGTCTTCGCCACCAGCGGCAGCACGGTCATGCGGTAGAAGGCGCGGTTCGCCTCCTGGTAGTTGGCGTAGGTGTTGTCGCCGGGGATGCCCAAGAGCATCGGCGGCACGCCGAAGGCGAGCGCGATGTCGCGCGCCGCCGCGCGCTTGGCCTCGATGAAGTCCATGTCCTTCGGCGTCAGGCCCATCGCCTTCCAGTCGAGCCCGCCTTCCAGAAGCAGCGGCCGCCCGGCGCGCGCCGCGCCGGAATAGCCGTCCTCGAGCTCGGCCTTCAGCCGGCCGAACTGCTCGTCGGAAAGGGTGCCGCCCTCCTTCGGCGCATAGACCAGCGCGCCCGACGGCCGCGCCGAATTGTCGAGCAGCGCCTTGTTCCAGCGCCCCGCCGCATTGTGGATGTCGAGCGCCATCAGCGCCGCCTCCAGCGGCGCGAAGCCGTAATGGTCGTCGAGCGGGTGGAACAGCGCGAGCTGCAGCCCCGAGCTTGTCGAAGAGGCCGAGCCCGCCAAAGCATCGAGCGGCACCCTGCGTTTCGCAC